CTGCGTCCACCGAACTGGATGCTGTAAATCAAATACTTAGCTCCGTGGGACAGGCTCCTGTCACCACGCTTGACCTTCAAAACCCTGAAGTTGCTATTGTTCTTACCACCCTGAGAGAAGTCAACAAGCAAGTTCAAACTGAAGGTTGGATGTTTAACCAGGAGCGTAACTATACGCTGAAGCCAGATTCAACCACTGAAGAAATCCTGTATCCTACCAATGCATTGCAGATTGACACTAATGTCAATGAACATCGTGATGACTTTGACGTAGTACGTCGTGGTAACAAACTATATGATCGGCTTCATCATACATACAAGTTTAAGAAAGATCTTAAGGTAGACATCACCTGGCTTTACGAGTTTGATGATGTACCAGCCGCTATTCAAAACTACATCACTGCACGAGCTGCACGCATGTCAGCTATCAAGACCGTTGGCGAGGCACAGCTTACCCAACTGCTGCAAGAGCAAGAGCTGATGACACGCGCTGCTGCAGTGGAGTATGACTGCAATCAGGGTGAATACACCATCTTTGGCTGGCGTGACGGTGAGAACTACTACAACAACTATCAACCGTATAACGCTCTGACACGATGACTACTATTTCCCAAAGGATTCCTAACTTGCTGTTGGGTGTGTCCCAGCAACCTGACAAACTTAAATTTCCAGGACAAGTTAAGGAAGCAACTAACGTCTTTCCTGACTACGCACTAGGACTGCTGAAGCGCCCTGGTGGCAAATTTGAAGCAGAACTCTATGATGCTGAAACACGTGGTCGTTGGTTTCCAATCCTTCGGGACGAAAATGAAAAGTATGTTTGTCAGTACGACACTACTGATGGACAGTTTCGTATTTGGAGTTTGATTGATGGTAAACCACGTGCTGTTGATATGGGTACTACGGCTG